TTAAAGAATAACGCTTGACATTATTGCAGAGGTAGTGTATAATAGTATATAATTAAACAATTGGTGAATATATAATGAGTAATGATAATGAATTTCTGTGGTGTGAGAAATACAGACCACAGATAGTTTTTAATACAATTCTACCTGAATCTTTAAAATCTGTATTTACCAACATCGTCGAGTCTGGTGAACTTCCTAATATGTTGTTCTCTGGTTCTGCTGGTGTTGGTAAAACTACAGTAGCTAAAGCTCTCTGTGAAGAGATGGGTCTTGATTACATTGTAATTAATGGATCTGATGAAGGACGTAGAATTGATGATCTAAGAGAAAAAATTAGGCAATTTGCATCTTCTGTATCATTAAGCGGTGGGTATAAAGTTGTTATCCTTGATGAAGCTGATTATCTTGGGCCGCAAGCTGTACAACCAGCGCTTCGTTTCTATATAGAAGAATTCTCTGATAACTGTAGGTTTATCTTAACGTGTAATCTCAAAAATAGAATTATTAAACCTATCCATTCAAGATGTTCTAATATTGACTTTACTATTCCTAAGGGTGAGAAACCAGCAATTGCATCTCAGTTCTTTAATAGGATTAAAGGTATCTTAGCGGATGAATCGGTAACATATGATGAGAAAGCATTAGTGGCTGTAACACAAAAGTTCTTCCCTGATTTCCGTAGAACCTTAAATGAGCTACAAAAGTATGCTATCTCTGGGTCTAATACAATTGATGCTGGTATCTTAACTGAAGTTGGTGATGTAGATATTTCTGATCTAATGAAGTATCTTAAAGCAAAAGACTTCTCACAGATGCGTAAGTGGGTTGTTAATAATATTGATCAAGACACACCTGTAATCATTCGTAAGTTGTATAATACAATGTTAGAGTATATTAAGCCAGAAACCATACCATCGGCTATTCTTATCTTAGCTGAGTATCAATATAAAGATGCTTGGGTTGCTGATAAAGAGTTGAATATGGTAGCTTGTCTTACTGAGGTAATGAGTACGGTTGAATTTAAATGAAACTCTTTGACTATGTGAGTTCAATCAACTTTACTAAGAAAGACCTTATGGTGGATGATGTAACTGAAGCTGTATATAATCCATTTATTATTAATAGGTCATTATCTTATTTTGAAGATACAGTCCTCTTAGCAAATGAAATGAATATCAACCATCATATTGACTCTCGTTTACAATATGATTTCCTTATAAATACAATTAGAAAGAGTAAACGTTTTTCTAAATGGGCTAAACCTGATAATACAGAAACAATAACTGCAATAATGGAATACTATAAATATTCCGAAGAGAAAGCAAAAGCAGTACTGTCCCTGTTAGGTGATAATGAAATTATAAGAATAAAGGAAACGGTGAGCAAAGGTGGAATTAGAAAATAATGAAATCGTGGAATGGACACCAGATATTATGCTGGAAGTTCGTCTAAACGAACCAGACGACTTCTTAAAAGTCAAAGAAACACTTACAAGAATTGGTATACCATCTAACCCTTCGAAGGGTAATATACTAAGCCAGTCTTGTCATATACTACATAAACAAGGTAGATATTTTATTGTGCATTTTAAAGAATTATTCATTCTTGATGGCAAACCAAATAATCTACTAGAGAATGATGTACAACGTAGGAATACTATTACTACGCTGTTATCAGATTGGGGTTTAGTTACTATATTAGACGAATCCCTTTCACAAGATAGAGCTCCTCTTAAACAGATAAAGATTATACCTTTTGCTGAAAAGAAGAAATGGACTCTATCACCTAAGTACAATATAGGTAACGTTAGACACTAACCTGTTAATGTTCTATATTGGTAATTAAATATTCGCCTGATTGTCAGGGAATATAACAATGTGCTCTAAGGAGGCAAAACTATGCAAAATTTTACTTTTCCAAGATCCCCCAGATATATTGGTTTTGATGAGATGTTCAATGATCTTGAACGTTTAGGTCAACAGTCTGATTCGGGATATCCCCCATATAATATCACTAAGGTGAATGATGACAAAACTGTAGTTGAACTTGCAGTTGCTGGATTCTCTCTCCCTATGCTTGATATTGAAGTAAAAGATTCTACTCTATGTATTACTGGTAACGCAGCTGAAGCTAAAATGAATATTGAATATATTCATAAAGGTATTTCATCTCGCAAGTTTCGTAAGGAATTTAAGCTTTCGGAATATACTGTTGTATCAAGAGCTAATTTAATTGATGGTATTCTTTATATTGAGTTAACACTTGAAGTTCCAGAAGAAAAGAAACCTAAACGCATCCCTATTAATAGAGATGGTGATTCTGCTACAGCTGAAGAACTACTGTTAGGTTAATATATATAAAGGGTACCTAGAAATAGGTACCCTTTTTTTAAATAGGTGAATAAATGAAACAAGAAAATATCAAAATAGTACGTCTTTCTTCAGGTGAAGAGTTATTATGTAATTATGAATCTGAGACTGAAACAATATTCCAACCAGTTATTATCATACCTGCAGCTGAAGGTAAGCTACAGTTTGTACCTTATATGCCTTATGCAGATGTGTCCGAATTGGTAATTGATAACCCCGCACAGTTTATTATGTTTATTGTTGATCCAATAGAAGCAATGAAAGAGAAGTATCGTGAATTAATAAAGGAAATTGAAGGTTATGATGAAAAAGAACCTACCATTATTACCCCTGATCTTAATGTTGTTACTTGACATTTGAACTCAAATAGTGTATAATATGTATAATTATGATAAAACGGTGATAACCTGTGACAAATTTCTATACTTCTGTAAACAGATTTGGTAATAAACTACTACTAAGAGGATATGATTCAGGTCATCCTATTAAAGAACGCATTGCGTTTAAACCATCATTATTTGTAACAGTAGGCCCTTCCACATCTTCTAGGTGGTATTCATTAAAAGGTGAAGCTCTAGAAAAGATAGTATTTGATTCTATGAGAGAGGCTAAGGAGTTTATCCAAACTACAGAGCCTATTGAGAACATAACGGTTCACGGTAATACTAACTATATTGCCCAATTTATTCAACAGAAGTACCCAGGTAAGATACCATTTGCTAGAAATAAAATCAATGTAACTTCAATCGATATTGAGGTTGCATCTGATGATGGTTTTCCTGAGCCTGAATTTGCTGCACATGAAGTTATATCAATAGCTCTCAAGTCATCTATAGATGATACCTATTATGTATGGGGTATGGGGGATTTTGATATATCAACTTCTATTCATACTGAACTTAAAATAGAATACGTTAAATGTATAGATGAGCTAGATCTACTTCGTAAGTTCATTGGACATTGGTCCTCCCCTAGACATATACCTGATGTTATAACAGGTTGGAATACTAAGTTCTTTGATATGCCTTATCTTGTTAATCGTATAAACAATGTATTATCGGAGACATACTCTAAACGATTAAGCCCTTGGAGTTTAGTAGATCGTAGAGAAGTTACTATAATGGGTAAGTCCTCTCAATTCTATGAGATTGTGGGTATACAACAGCTTGACTATCTTGATCTATATAAGAAGTTTACTTACTCACAACAAGAATCCTATAAACTAGATCATATAGCTCATGTTGAACTTAATGAACGTAAGATATCATATGAGGAGTACGGTACACTCCATTCTTTATATAAGAATGATTATCAGAAGTTTATTGATTACAATATCAAAGATGTGGAGTTAATAGAACGGTTTGAGGACAAAATGGGTCTTATTACATTATGTATGACTATAGCGTATAAAGCTGGTGTTAACTATGTTGAAGCATTTGGTACAACAGGTATATGGGATACCTTTATCTATCGTACACTAGATGAGCAGAGAATTGCTGTACCTCCTAAAGAAGTTAATGCTAAAGCAGAGTATCCAGGTGGGTATGTTAAAGCACCTATGGTTGGTAAACATAATTGGGTTGTGTCATTTGATTTAAACTCCCTATACCCACATCTTATTATGCAATATAATATGAGTCCTGAAACAGTACTTGAGGAAAAGACCTTTGGTATTGATGTAGATTATTGTTTAAAGTATAAACCTAAGCATACAACAGATACAGCAATGGCTGCTAATGGTTCTCATTACTCTAAAGAAAAACGTGGTGTTATCCCATCTATTATTGATACACTCTATTCAGAGAGAAAGGTTATCAAGAATAGTATGCTTAAAGCTAAACAGGAGTCTCAGAAAGATAAATCGTTTAGACTAGTAAAGAAGATATCTAATCTTAATAATCAGCAAATGGCAATTAAGATTCTAATGAACTCATTATATGGCGCTCTAGGTAATAGGTTCTTTAGGTACTATGATTTGAGAGTAGCTGAAGGTATTACACTCTCAGGACAGTTAAGTATTAGATGGGCAGAGAAAGCTACTAACTCCTTTATGAATAGGATTGTAGGTACGGAGGATGTAGATTATGTTATAGCCATTGATACAGATTCGTTATATGTTAATTTTGAACCATTAGTATCTAAGTTAAATCTATCTAAAGATAAGACAGTAGGTCTTATTGATAAGATGTGTGAAGAACAGTTTGTTCCTATGATGGCTAAGTCATATCAAACATTATCTGATAACATGAATTCTTATGAGAATAAGATGGTAATGGATCGAGAAGTTATTGCTGATATTGGTATATGGACTGCTAAGAAACGTTATATATTAAATGTACATAACTCTGAAGGTGTTCAGTATGAAGAGCCTCAATTAAAGATTATGGGTATTGAGGCTGTTAAATCTTCTACGCCTGCTATATGCCGTGATGCTCTAAAAGAGTTGTTTAAGGTAATAGTAATTCAAGATGAGTCTGATGTACAAGAGGCTATTGCCCAATTTAAAGACTACTTCTATTCTAGACCTGCACATGAAGTAGCCTTTCCTCGAGGTGTAACTAATATTACTAAATGGGTCGACTTAGCTGAAGAAAATGGTGGGTTATATATCAAAGGGACACCTATTCATGTTCGTGGTACTTTAGTATATAATGATGCTATTATAACTAATCAGTTAAGAAAGAAGTATACTCTAGTTAAGAATGGGGAGAAGATTAAGTTTCTATATCTAAAGACACCTAATCCTGTTAAAGAGAATGTTATATCATTCCCTGACTATCTACCAGAGGAATTGGGAATGTCAAAGTATATTGATTATCCATTACAGTTTGAGAAGACATTTCTTGATCCTATTACACCTATACTTGATGCTATCGGGTGGTCGATAGAACCGAGGGCTTCATTGGAATCATTCTTCTCTTGACATTTGATCTAAACTATAGTATAATATACTTATGACATATTCATTAACTATATTCAAGAATCTATTTGATAATAAGACGCATAAGCAAATGGACTTTGACCATTTTAGGGATATGGAATCATTACTATATCAATTATCAGCTGAGAGTCGTGAGTCTAAATCAACATCACCATTAATATCACCTGCTATATATAATAAAGGTGAGAAACGTAATAACCATTCAGTATTATCATGGTCATGGGCTGCATTAGATGTTGATGATCATGAGATAGATGCTAAAGGATTAGAAGAAGAACTATACAAAAGATTTGGTCATTATTACTATGTTTGCTATTCAACAGCATCATCACGACCTGATTATCCTAAGTTCAGATTAGTCTTTCCTCTCAAGTATAAAGTACATGCTAAGAACATTAGGCATTTTTGGTATGCCCTGAATACAGAGTTTTCTGGTCTTGGTGACCCACAAACTAAAGATCTATCTAGAATGTATTATGTACCGGGCCAATACCCAAATGCCTTTAACTTTATATTTTCAAACAAGGAAGGTAGTTTTATTAATCCGACAGAGCTGATGAATACTGTAACATATATAGATAAATCTAAATCTTCCAATTTCTTAGATATGTTACCATTAGAGATGCAAGAGCAAGTAATAGAACACCGTAAGTCTAAACTAGTTAATAAGGATAGGTATAATTGGTCATCAATATCCAATTGCCCATTTATTAATAAGAAGATGTTATCCGAGTATTCAGCTATATCAGAAACAGGTTGGTATCATAAAATGTATCAGATGATGGTATCTATAGCCTTTAATGCAATCCGTAAGGAATATCCTATAACGGCAGAAGAGATAGAAACACTTATGAGAGAGTTAGATTCAAGAACAGGTTCGTGGTATGTAAAGCGACCTATATTAAAAGAGGCAAATTCCGCATTAAACTATGCATATAAAACACATACAGAGAGGTTGTAACTATGTACGAATACAAAGCTAAATTAATCAGAGTAGTTGATGGTGATACTATTGA